TGCACACACGGCCGAACCGGTCCATCTTCACCAAATACCCTCGCCGCATCCGATAGACGATATTGACGGATACGCCTGCTGCCGCCGCAATCTCCTGCGGACTCATGCAGGATGCTGTCATTGCTGCTATGATCTGGTTTACTTTCGCTGCTACCATTCCCTTCACCTTCCTTTCCTAAAATCCTTTTGTCAAGCATCCATTCGTCGCAGGCCTGGACGCGCCATGCTTCCCATTCCTCCCGGCTCTGGCCTGTCATGCTGTGGTAATATAAATAGTCCTCGATTGCCTTGATTACGTCCATAGACACCTCTCTCTTGTTGGAAAATTCCCTTTTAAAATCCGCAGGCGATACTTATACCTTTAAGGGATTTCCGTTGAAATTTGCCCCTGATTATAACCTGTACTGTGTGATTTCGCATATAAAGTCCTAGCATGCTCCATCTGCTTTTCTGAAACTTTCTTAGGCGGCGAAATCTTTACCCAACTTACAGGAACATGGGCGCACACGCTCCCGTCCTTATTCTCCGCCACAATCTGGCATTCCTCTGGGTACTGCTCCGCCAGCTGCTTCACTCTGGAGATTGTCCGACGCTGGGACAGACTCAGTGTTGCCCGCTTTTCATCCCGAATCCATTCAATGACGTTCTCCGTACACTTATCATCTTTGGATACATCTTTTGGAATCGGGTCAGCTTTCAGTATTTCCCCCACCTCACAAACCACTGCATCCGCGATACGCTCCAAAGTCTTGCATTCGATGAATCCGTTCTCCAGAATCCATTTGTACGTTCTTTCTGACAGTCCTGTGGATTTCATCACCTCTGCATCAGAAATCTGTTTTTGGGCTAAAATCCGCTGATAACGATCTACATTCAGTCTCATACTTCTCCTTCCTCTCACTCTTCCGCATAATCTTCACCGTCACACAAGCACTCCTGCATGGATATTTCTGCATCATCCATATCCGGAAAGTGCAGATGACGGTACCTGCAGGTTGAACAGTCAAAATAGTTTTCCATGTACTCCTCCTTCCCGTTGCACTGGTGCAACTACTCCATAATTTTTGCAATGTCCACTCCCAGAGCCTTTGCTATCTTCTGCCCTACTTCATCAGAACAGGATTTGCCGCCCCTGATGTAAGTGATTGTCTGCCTAGACACCCCGGACAGCTCCGCAAGGCGCTTCTGCGTCATATCGCGCTTTGCAAGCTCCGTCACCAGTTTGATTCTGTCAACTCTCATATAATTTTCCTCCTTTCTATTTATATAGTATTCTAACATTATATATATGTCAAGTATGATTTATTAAATTTATATTTTTCGAATCAATTGACATTTTTATTGAAATAGTTTAAACTATGCTTTATCATATAATTACACTTTGAAAGGCAGGTAGTTATATGGGAGACTTTACTGTACTGGCAATCAGAATAAAGGAATTAAGGTCATCTATGAATATGACACAAAGAGAATTTTCAACCTTTGTTGGTTGCACAGCTGCAACATTATCCGCATACGAAAATGGCTCTAAGAGTCCATCATTAGAAATTATCAAAGGGATAGCAGAAAAATGCAATGTTTCTATTGACTGGCTGTGTGGACTGTCCAATAAAATGAAAAATGATGATACACCACAAACTTATGCGGATGTAATTGATTTGTTAGTAAAAGCTGAAGATGCAATAAAATTTAAAATGGATCCTTTGAATACCACTTGCATTAATTTTTATGATAGTGTAATGCGTTGCTTTGTTTATGAATGGGCCAGAATGCTTCCTCTGTATCATAGCGGAACAGTTGACAGCAAATTATACAAATTATGGTTAGATGATAAAAAAAAAGAATATGCAGATATTCACTTAGGAAACACGAATGAAATAGAGGAATTTTTAAGTATTACGACAGCAATAGAATCCACCAATGACCCGCCCCAGTCCTAGCCCCGGCATACAAACCGGGAACTGTCCCCACATCTGGGAGAGCTGGAGCCAAAGTTGGCTTTACCTCTATTTCACAGGATGGGGCAGCTCATCCCGCCCATGGAACGCCGGGCAAATATCCTTCGTTACAGGGAGCAGGCCAACATTGGCCCCGTTGCACCGGTGCAACTTTGCGCTGGTTGGAATTACCTGCACCATGAAAATATAATATGCTTACCAGGGGAGCCGATAGGGTGTGAATACCTCCGTTTCCGAGCCTTGAACGGAAGGAGGCGTTTTCTATGAGTACATACGAAGAATTTATGGTATTGCTTACTTTTGGAATACTTGTAGTTGCAATTTTGGAATATGTCAACCATAAAAAATAGCACCCCCGCTCCTGCAAAGTAAGGGTGCTATTTTTTATAACCTGATCTGCGCCGGAAACGGATAGGTGTAAGCTATCGTATCGGCTTCCTTGTTAAGCATATTATATCCCAAACACAAATAACCGTCAAGCACAAAAAACGGCTCCTGCACCACCAGGAACCGCATGGACACTATACAGGCAGATGCCAGTATAATACCCCCTCGACAAGGCCTATTATACCATCAATGCACCCGCCTGTACAGGTGTATTTTTTATACCCATTTTACAGACAGGAGCGTGATTCATATGGCACTCATACAATGCCCGGAGTGTTCCGGCCAGATAAGCGACAGAGCCATCATATGCCCCCACTGCGGCTTTCCGATGCGGGATGGCAGTATTTCTACCATAACGCCCAGAAAAGCCCGGAAACGCCGCCCCAACGGCTCAGGCACGGTAGTCAAGCTGTCCGGCAAGCGGAAGACCCCATTCCAGGTACGGGTAAATACCCGCATCGATATCAACGGCTACCCGGCCTATGACGTGATCGGCAACTATCCGGACCGGGTATCTGCAGAGATTGCCCTGGCAGAATACAATAAAGCCCCCTATAACCCCAATGACCGCAAAAAGCTGTTCAGTGAAGTATTTGCTTCCTGGTACCAGTGGAAATATAAAATGCCTCTCACTGCTCCGGAAGCAAAAACAAGTTCCCAGAACTGCATGATAGCAGCATACAGGAAATGTCCTCTCCTTCATGACATGACCATGTGGGATATCCGCGCCCAGGATATGCAGACCATACTTGACCAGACAGAGCTGTCTCACGCCATGCTGGAACACATCCGCAACCTGTTCCGGCAGATGTACAAATACGCTGTCCAATATGATCTTGTAGCAAAAGATTATTCCCAGTATACAAAAATCACCAAAGAAGATGATGATACCCAGGGTGTCCCCTTCACCAGTGATGATCTGCTAAAGCTTTGGCAGCACAAAGAGATTCCCTTTGTAGATACGATACTCATATACTGCTATTCCGGATGGCGAATAAACGAACTCGCCCGGATGCCGATTGACAGCATTGATCTGGAAGAACGGACCTTCACCGGCGGACTGAAAAACCGGTACAGCCGCAACAGGACAGTTCCCATACATTCCGCAATCTATGATATGGTATGCCGCCGTCTGGAAGGGAACTTCAAGAGCCTGATCTACCATGATGGAACTGGCACCATTTCCGAGAAAAAATACCGGGAATGTTTCAATATTGCCTTACAGGAATGTGGTATTCAGATAGAACACACCCCTCATGACTGCCGCCACACCTTCAACATGCTCTTGGACGGCGCCGGGGTAGACCGTGTAACCAGATATAAGCTTATGGGACACAAAGGGCAGGATATCAACGAAAATGTATACACCCACAAAGATTTAGGTCAACTCCGCAATGCTGTGGAATCCATAAAAGTAGGGCATGACTGCTGATTTTTGCATCACGCCCTATTTTCTATTAGTATCTTTATTAGTATCACTCTATCTGAAAAGTGCCGGATTTTCCCGGCTTTCCGGAATAACCGAATTAAGCAAAAATTAAGATTATCACATTTTGGTCACTTTTACAATGTTTCTCATTTTTGAAAATTTCAGTGTCTATGCGGCTTTCAGAGTTTTTCCCGTTTCCCTGAAATGCCGCCCGAATTTCTATTAGTATCATTATTAGTGTCACTTTTCCAACAGCTTCATGGCCACGCGCTCCGTGGAGCTTTCCCGCGTCCTGTTGAATTCCCTCACCCCATTGTGGCGATATGCCTGGGCTTCCATCTGCTCCGGAAGGAAGGGCGCCAGGCTGCTGCCATACCGCAACTCCTGCAGGGCCTTGAACTCCATGCTCCGCACCCTGCCGACAGTCAGCCCCATTGCTTCCCCTGTCTCCCGAACTGTCTTCCCTTCCTGGTACCGGTGTCTTATGATCTCCCTGAAAGTGTCCGGAAGCACGTCCACCGCCTCCTGTAATGCTCCTGAAAGCTGCCGTTCTTCCAGATCATCCAATACGGAAGCTTCGATATCCACATCACAGGCCACGGTATCCCCCAGGGTGCTGCTGTCCATTTCATCAGAGATGGGACTGTCCAGGCTACCGACCTGCACCATTGCAAGGGCAGATTCCAGGTCCCTGCGCTGCTGTTCATCCAGATCCAGGTTATAGGTAATTTCCCACTCTGTGGGCTTCCTTCCCCGGTATACCAGAAAAGCGTTCTCCATCTTCCTGTACTCGCTGATCCGCTTCCGTTCGTGGCCGGGGATCCGGACAGGGCAGCAGCAGTTGTCTATATAGCGCTTCATCCGGAGCCGCATCCAGTATTTTGCATAGGTGAGGAAGTTGCAGCCCTGCTCCGGCTGGTACCCGTCTACCGCATCATACAGCGCAAGGTACCCTTCCTGCTCCAGGTCTTCCAGGTCAGCAAGCCCCCGGTAATGCAGCGCAACGGTATGTATGAAAGCTTTCGCCTGCTGCCATAGCTGCAGCATATTCTCTGGCGCGTCAACGCCTGCCTTTATCCTGATAACAAGTTCTTCGTTGGTCACGTCTGCCACCTCCTGCAGATTCAACAGCTTCCCCTATTCTGTATGTCAGTACAGCCCCGTCCTGCCCCCTCATCACATTACTGACAGCCCTGCAGGCCGTCGGGTCATGGTACCCCTCATGGTTCCGCTCCCGCATGGTACACCCCCTGTATATAGAAATGCCCCTGGCAATCCGTCAGGGAAAGCCCGGGACATTTATCAGATATTAGAATTATCCTTCCTGCTCTGTTGTGTCCGGTTCTACTGCCTGTGCCTGGTAATAGATGGCTTTCGCCTTGTTCTCCAGCACAAAGGCGTCGTAGCAGATACGTCCTTCCACCAGGGAACCACTGATCCCGGGCGGATCCTCGTGAATTTTATAATCCTCCAGCTTGGTAGGCGCCACCGTTGCGCACGGATGAGCGATCATGAAGCCAAAGCCCTTTGGAAGCCTGTTTGCCGGCACTTTAATAACCATGGCCCCATCAATCATGGCAATGACACCCTTTATCCGCAGCTCATTGCCTATGTCAGTCTCCATCACAATATCCTTACACTGCTTCATCAGTACATACACATCAGGAATCACAACGATAATGCGCCCCGTTTCCGGCACCTCTGCATTGTCCAGGGCATTGTTACCTGCAATGATCTCCGTGTAAATGTTGGTCCCGGTAAGTTCCCTGGCAGCAGGTTTCTGCCCGGCCCTGGCACACATCACGCTGTAAGTATGGGAATCAACTTCAGGAATGACCACTTCACGCACCTGTCTTTCCAGTGCCGAAGCCGCCTGCACATTCCTTACTGTCTCATCAATATCCAGTTTGTCAATGACGAAAGTAAAGGAACGGTCTTTCGTTAAAGTAAATTCCTCCGTGGTTGCATCCAGGTCTTTTACCTCACCATACCGCGATCCCGTCATACCTTCCGGGGTATTCCTCTTATAGTCGTTCATCTGGGATGTGCTGACCTTATACACCTTTACAGTATGCGCCCCGGTCCAGTCAAAATCCTGGTTGGTTAAAAGAGATTTCTTACTTTCCGTGCTGAATTTTTCATCAACATACGGCAAAAATTTTGTTGCTAAATTGATAGCCATGTATATGCTTCCTTTCTGTTAAGTGCGAAGCCCCATAGCCTGCCTGATCTCCAGATCTGCAGCCGCTTGCGCAGCCGGCTTAATGCCGGCACCGCCCGGCTGAAAACCTGTGAGTTTTATGCTTGCGGCATTCGCCTTATACTCGTTAAATACTTTTTCTACAGTTGCAATGCTCTTTTCCAGCGCCTCTTTGTCAGTGCAGTTAAGAGCGTCAAAAAGCTGCACCGGCAGGCCCTTTTCTGATAACAGTTCCCTGGCGGTCATGTGAAGCTCCCGCCGCGCAAGCTCCTGTTCCCTTTTCGTAAAATCTGCCTCCCCGCCGTTCCTGGCTTTCTCTTTCGCAAGCCGCTCCTGTACAATGCGGTTCACATCTTCCTGCGTAAAAGTCTTTTCCCCTGTTCCCTGTCCAGATGTCGGGTTATCATTCTGGTTCTGGTTTGTGTTACTGTTGCTCTCTCCCATGATATTTCCTTTCCCTGTTTTACGCCCAGTCGGCTGTATTGAGCAAACAAAAAGCGCAGAAAAAGGTGAATCCATTCCTGGACTGCCCGTTTTCCGCGCCATATATACGGCTTCCATTATGCGCTAACCATAACAAAAGATAACAGTTTTTCGCATTCTGGGGTACTTCCGATATTCAATTGCCACTGGCATTATTATACCATCCTGCTGCCTCATACGCAAGTTGTTTCGTTGAAATAAAAAGAACCGTGAACCGCGCAACGTTGGATCGGCTTCCAGGTAAACTCTGTTGAATGCTAACATTTGCTAACATTTTCACTGTTCTCCGAATGCAGTTCTATGTATGCCCGGAAAAACTTCCCGCTCTTCTTTGCCGCCTTTGTCCACCCTTTTAACACCGGATCCAGGAGCTGCAGCACCCTTTTTAACTCCTCCTCTGTCTCATAAGATACTTTTATCCTGACTGACACCTTAAGCCCTCCTTTCTTTGTTGCACCGGTGCAACCTTTTTCTGCTCTCCCGATCTGCTTCCATGCCGCCCGGTTCAGGTGCTGGTAACACCGTCCCCGGGAGGGCATGGGGCTTTTACTTTACTTCCGCTTCCACACACTTATCAATGACGGTAAGCACCTTGCCCATGAATCCCCTGACTGTTTCAGGGCAGTGCCCCATAGTCTCTTCCTTCCAGTCCTGATATTCCCCCCCTGACAGCCTGCGGCACCTGGCTGCTATCTCCGCGATCTGGGGGATGCAGGACACATACAGTTCACGCTCTGTCATGCCGTTACACCGCCTTTCACGGTTCTAATGCCCCTGGGTGCCGGTTTTGGAATTGACCATCTTACATATTGGGAGAAATCTTCCCTTGTTGTCAGGTAATGCCCATAAGACAGGTTATTGGCATGGGCAGCCCTCATAAACCTCTGGTGCTTCGGATCAGCCAATTCCAGGTATTTTCCTGCTTCCTGGTTACCTTCCCTTGCCATGCACTTTAAGCGAATATATAGGCTGTCCACCCCGGAAACCATCTTTCTATGTCTCCACCTTTTCATATCCAGCATAATCAACTTAGGGCATGTAAGCACGGAAAGCGGAATGTTGTTATAGTGTGCAATCCTGCTGATCTCTTCCAACGTCAGATCCTCTTCCCCCCGGAAGACTGCAAGCATCAGTTCCGGCGTCACCTCTGCAAAATAATCCGTTGGCATACCGCCGTGAATCTCAACCAGGTTCGGGTATTTGCACCCGCTATACTTCCCTGCATGCTTCTCTTTTAAAAATTGTCTGTAATAATCCATATTTCCCTCTTCCTTTCTGCCGGGAAGCTGTGGTATTATGTACTTGTGACTGTACGGCTCCGGCTGTGCTGGCCCTGTTGGTACTGGTAATACCAATGGGGCGTTTCTATTCCTGCATTACGGTTCTTATAAATTCTTTTGTATGTTTATCTGCTATCTGCCTCCTTACATTGACCTCTGGCATTATGACAGGAACCGACACCGCATAAATACGATCCGAAATCCGGGGATCTGTTTTTAAATCTTCCATCCTCACATTACTTGTGAAAATAGTTGGGTAATGGTTCGTATAGCGCTTGTCAATCAGGCGAAACAATGCGGTTGTAATCCACTCCTTATTTTCCACCTGGGCGCCAACATCATCCAGAATCAGTAACCCTGCTTCAAGTATGGCTTTTATATTTTCCCGGCTTACATCATCTTTGGCCTTTACAAGCTCTATGTAATCGGCCTCACTGATAAACTTAACAGATATATCATGTGTTTTTAAAATCTCATTTGCCACAGCGCAGGCAATCATTGTTTTTCCACTGCCTTTCGTGTCGGAATAAAAATACAGCCCTCTCCCTTCACGTTGAAACATTGTAAAATTTATCACAAAAGCATTTACGATATTTTTCTGCGGCATTATATTTTCGGAGCCATATTTGCCCCAGTCAATGCTTTTCCCTGTACAGTACACATATTCAAGTGGCATGCCGCTCCGGCTCCTGCGCTCATTAAACCGGGAATCCTGTATTGTGCCATAATCAAGGAAAACAGCCTGTGTTTCATACCCGGCATCCTCATACATGTGATAAACCAAAAGCCCGCTACGGGTTTCCGTTTTGATTGCCTCCACCTTAGTCACCGTCGCCAGTCCCCAGGAACTGCTCATAGAAGTCTGCTGCCTGTCCCCTACTTTTACTGTTCGTTCCAACGTTCAACCTCCTTCCTTCGTTCTTTCCGCTGTCCTGCTCCCTGGCCAGCCATCCATTGATGAACCGCTTTATCCCTTTCCGGGTCTTCCGCTTCGTGGGGTTGCTGTCAAGCCACCCTTTCATTTTTCGCAACTCCTGAAGAACGTCCACCGCCGGATACAGTTCCTTCCAGCCGTCAATGTCTGATTGGAATATGTCATGGAAAGATTTATCATTCAGGATAAGGGAGATCACCGGCGGCATGGAGACAGATTCTTCTGGCTCCGTGCATACAGTATCTCCTAACTCTATACTATCTCTAACTCTATCCTTACCTATCCTATCCTGTGGTTCCACATTGGAGCCATTCTGTATACGCTCTGTATCAGTTATGTATACATTCTCCGCAAGTTCCAGATGGTTTCTCTCTTCCAAGAACTTTGTCTTTCTATATCTGTCAGACTGGATATAGTTATGCTGCTTCCAATGCCGTATCACCACAATCCCACTTTCAAACGGTATCACATAACCTTTGGATACCAGGATTTTCATATCATCCTGTTTACATTCTACCGCTTTCATAATCTGCCGGGGCGATGCAATAAACCCATCATCGTCTGCCCGCATCCCCAGATGGAAATACAGCGCCTGCGCAGTCAACGGCATTTCCATGAATCTGTCTGTGTTCACCACATCAAGGCTGAACATTCTTCTATTCGCCACTATTCTTTCCTCCTCTCTGCTCCAGGCGGTCATAGTCTATGACATCCTCCGGGGATATCCCCAGAACCTTGCACACACGGCCGAACCGGTCCATCTTCACCAAATACCCTCGCCG